TAATAACACTGATGGTCATTATATTTTTACCGGTGGTGGTGGTGGCGGAAGTGCTGTAGGTGCCGCAGGTGTGTATTTACAAAGTGGTAATGGTGGTGCTGGATATACCAGTTCTATCAGTGGCACATCAACTACCTATGCTGGTGGTGGTGGCGGTGCTGGATTTATTGCATCTGGTGGTTTTAATGTACAAGGTGGTACAGGTGGATCTGGTGGTGGTGGTAATGGTGGCGCAAATGCTCCTGGAACTGGATCAAATGGTACTACAAATTCTGGTGGCGGTGGCGGAGGAGGTCCTGGTGGCGGATACAATGGTGGCGCCGGTGGATCAGGTATTGTTATTTTAAGTATTCCCACTGCAAATTATACCGGAACTTATACTGGATCACCAGTGGTAACAACCAGTGGATCAAATACAATTTTAACATTTAATAGCAGTGGTAGTTATACCGCATAAGGAATAGAAATGAGTCATTTTGCACAAGTAATAAATGGGATAGTTGCAGATGTAATTGTTGCTGAACAAGATTTTATCAATACATTATCAGATGCAGGCAATTGGTATCAAACCAGTTATAATACAATTGGCAATGTTCATTATGGAGACAATGGCCAACCTGATGGTGGTACAGCCCTGCGTGGAAATTTTGCCGGCATTGGACACATCTATGATAGCGCAAACAATGTATTTTATCCCCCACAACCTTACCCAAGTTGGACCTTAAATACTACTACATGGACATGGACAGCTCCAGTTCCGAGACCCACAGATGGTAATATGTATACCTGGAATGAAGCTGGGCAGTCCTGGACAAAAATTTAATTAGGAACAACAATGGCAGTTACCCCAATCAAAACACCTTTCACAAACATGAGTTTTACTCCTGATGTGCCTTCCAGCGCATTAACTCCCAACGAATACAATGTTGGTTACAATGTAGAAACTGATGTTCGTAGTGTTAAATCAGTGGCAGGTGAAGAATATATTTTAAGTGCAATTCCAGGTAACATCATTTTTGTTACTGCTGGTTTTGATCCCAATGACAACTATTGGTTTATTGTTGCCACACTACAAGGCAATTGGTATGCCGTAGATGATGCTGGATATACCAATATCAGCAGTGGTGCAGTAGGTTACAATGGTAGTAGTTATAGTTCCAGCACAGTAATCACAGCAACTTGGAATGGTAATGTGGTGTTTATCAATGATGAAACCAATCCGCCCATGTATTATGCACCTGGACAAACAGGTTGGACTGCATTGCGTTTGTATGATAATGGCCCTGACAATTATGTTTGGAATTATGATGTAACTGTTGCCACCAGTGGTCCTCAATCAGGCAATACTATTCCATTGTATTCCAGTTTAACTGCTGGATTTATTCGCGATTACAACAGTCCCAATGTTGGTTCATTATTGGTTGCTGGTAATCTAACAGGAGTTATTGCTCCCAATGTAACTGTTGCAACACCAGGTACAATTCAAAACTTACCAACCACAGTTCGTTGGAGTCAAAACTTTGGATTGAATTCAGGACCAACCAGCTGGGTACCAACAATTACCAATGTGGCCAATGAGGTAGAAGTACCAGTGCGTGGACCAGTGATTGATGGATATAGTTTAAATGGTAATTTTTATGTACACAGTTATTGGGATTGTATATTATTTGCTCCTATTGGTTACACTTCTACTACAGCACCTGTGTTCGGTATTACCAAAGTAACAGATGGTCGTGGACTAATCAATGAAAATTGCTGGGCAGTGGTAGATAATACTGCTTATGGTGTGGATGCCAGAGATATTTGGACATTCAATGGTGGATCATTTACTCCCATTGGTGATCAGAAAGTTAAAAATTATTTTTATGCAAATTTAAACAGTAATTATACCAATCAAATTTTCATGGTACACAACAGCAAAAAATATCAAATTGAAATTTACTATCCAGATTTAAACAGCACTGGATATTGTAATCAAATGATCAGCTATCGTTATGATCTACAGATTTGGAATCCTCCAAGACAAGTTGCTGCCGCAACACAGGCCTGTGAAAGTCCTGTTTGGACTGGCAATGTTTCCAACTTGGCCAGCCGCGGAATTGTTTACAGTAGTGCTGCAGGCAATGTACAATTGATACAAAAAGACATTGGTACAAGTTTTGTCACTGGCAATATTTCTAGTTTGTTCCAAAGAAACAACATCAGCTTTGGACAGGATTATAGTGCCAGTGTTCAAGTGCATCGTGTGTATCCAGAAATTTATGGTACAGGCAACATCAATATCACAGTTGGTGGATCAAACAGTATGGCCAGCACTCCAGTGTATGAAACCACTGAAAGCATGCCAATTGTTACTGAAAATCCCTGGGTACAGATTAATCAAAATGAAGCTCGTATAACCAGTATTCAAATTGCCGGCAACAGTAGTGTTGATTCCTGGCAAATGACTGCTGCTAACTGGCAAATTACCAAGGTACAGGATACTCGTTAATGTCTTCAAATTTTTCATTAACAACAGCAAGCCCTCAGGTCAATGTAATACAATCAATCAATTATCTATTGGCCACACAAGGCAATTCTGTTGCTGGCAATGTGTTGATCAATGGCAATGTGGTGCAGACCAATGCCATCAGTGGCAATGTTTATACTAATAATAATGGAACCATCAGTTATTTGTATGGATATATGGATGTCAAGTATGCCAATACATCAACAGGTGGTGGCTTTACCAGCAACTGTGTAAATCAACAATATTTTGGTATACACAATACTGCAACAGCTACGATAGATCCCAATCCAGTGGATTATCAATGGACACAAGTATCAGGTGGGTTTGGCACAACCAAATCATTGTGGTATACAACAGGTGGCGGTGGCACTATTAATTTTGCTGTGGTCACTGGCAACGCCGCACCCACTATATATTACAGTCCTGTAATTGACAATACACCAATTGCTTTGGCAGTGGTGACCAATAGCGCAGTTACAACCACAAGTATTCAACCTGCGGCAGTTACTAATGTGCAGATTGCCGGTAATACTATTACAGCTAATAATATACAAGCCGGAACAATTACAGCTGATAAACTTGCGGCCAATATTATATTTGTTAACCAAAGTATTCAAAGTACTAATGCAACATTTGACAGTCTGACCAGTGCTGGATTTTGGTTAGATGCCAGCAATGGTAGTGCTAGATTTGGTGGTAATACTAGTATAGGTAATAGTTTAGCTGTTGGTAATAATTTAACAGTGGGTAACAATGCTGTTATTGGTGGTAATTTAACCATTGGTGGTCTAGTTACAGGTGGTAATTTAAACATTAATACTGTGACAACAACTAATATTGTAACTCAATCAGTAAGTCAAGGTAATGCATCATCATCTAATACACTTATTACTATAACTAATCCTACTGCTACTTTACCATATTTTTATACCTATGCAAATACTTCTATAAACTTAGCTTCTACATCAGGAATATCAAATTATATTACTGGTGTTTTATCAACAGATATCGAATTTAATTATACAGGTGGTGGATCTACACAAACCTGGAATTTAATTTTTTATTTGTATAGAAATAATACTAATGTAGTTACACAAACATTTAGATATGATGTGGATACTGTAAATCAATCAAGATTTAATAATATTGTACCATTTGCTTATTTAGATACTGGTTTATCTGCTAATACCACATATACATATAGTATGGCTGTTTCAACTAATCCAGGTAGTACTTCAGTCCCACAATTACTTTTAACTAGTGGATCTTTAATTTGTCAGGTATTAAAACGATGATATATTCAACTTATGATCCAGTTACTGGACAAATTTTATCTACGATATATGATTCTTCAGATTCACAAATTCCTGATAATTCTATATTAGGAATTTATAATGATCAAAGTCATTATATAGATATTACAAATAAAATTGCAATTGCTAAACCTATACAACCTAGTGACAATCATATATGGAATTTTGAAAATAAAACTTGGTTATTAGATACAAATAAATTATCTCGATCTTTAAGAATAAGCAGAAATAAATTATTAAAATTAATCGATCAAGTTAATCCTATCTGGTATGCTAGTTTAACTGTTGAACAGCAAACAGAATTAGCTGCATATAGAACTGCATTATTGAATGTGCCACAACAAACAGGATTTCCAACCACCGTTGATTGGCCTATAAAGCCAACCTGGCTGTAAACGGTAAATACTAAAATGAACAAAGGTAGATTATGTCAATAGGTGGATTTTTAGGAAAAATTGTTAATCCTATCGAAAGTGCATTAGGTGGTGCTGCTAATGCTGTTGGACTTGGATCAATACTTAATAGTATTGGAAGTACAGTTGATAGTATTGGTGGATGGGGAGTAGTCGGATCGGCTGCTTTATTGGCCGCTGGAATTTATGATCCAGATTTATTGGCCAGCGCCGACGCAGGTACCTTAACTCCTGATGCATTGGCCAGTGCTGGAGTAACTGGTGATCAAATTACTGCATTAACCAATGGCATTGAACAACTACAACCATTAATTGACAGTGGTACTTTAACCGCTGATAATATTGCCGCATTGACCAGTTCAGGATTTGCTCCTGCTGATATTAGTTCATTGATTTCCAATGGATTTGATGCAACACAATTGACTGGTTTGGCTGATGCTGGTTATACCGCAGCCAACATTACCAGTTTGGCCAGTGCTGGATTACAAGCTGGAGATATTGCCAGTTTGGCTGATGCTGGTTATAGTGCTGCTGAAGCCACAGGATTTGTACAAGCAGGATTTACTGCTCCTGAATTAACTGGACTAGCTGCCAATGGTGTATCAGGTGCTGATATCAGTGGATTAATTGATCAAGGATATCAAGCATCACAAATTGGCAATCTAGCACAATTTAATCCTGAACAATTTTCTAGTTTAGTTGATCAAGGATTTACTCCTCAACAATTAACAGAACTTACAAGTGGCAATGGTACTCTTTATACTGGTGGACAAGCAATACAAAGTAGTGTGTTTAGCCCAGATGAAATCAGCAGTTTAGTTGATCAAGGTTTTAATCCTGCTAATTTATCTAATTTGTCCAATTTAGGTTATACTGCTAATGATATTACAAGTTTAACCGCAAGTGGTCTAACTCCAGAAGAAATTACTACCGCGGCACAAGGATTACAAACTCCAGCTGAACTTGAAGCTACACAAACAGCCGCACAACAAGCAGCTGCAGAACAAGCTGCCGCACAACAAGCAGCTGCTCAGCAAGCAGCTGCTCAGCAAGCCGCAGCATCAGCCGCAACAACTCCTGTTGCACCTGCATCTACTGGCCTAGCAACAACTCCAGTGTCATATGTTGCACCTCCAGTATCAACTGGATTTACCAATGTTGTAGCACCAGCTGTAAGTGATCTTGGTACAGCCGCTAGTGCCGCAACTTCAGCAGCCGCATCAGCAGCCAGTTCAGTGCCAAATGCATTAGGTGCATTAAACACTTATCTAACAAATACATTGGGCACAGTAGGTGCACAAGCCGCAATGGGAGCTG